TGACATTCTATAATGGTACCACTGGACCACGCGTCAACCACGTTCTGTTTATGAGTATTACGCGTTTTCATGAGATCAAACCCCTCTAAAAGAGAAGCAGCGAATGTAAATCGTAGGGTATTCATTCCACAAATAGGCGCAAACGCAGAAGTCGCGTGTTGCTTGGTTTGAATAGACTTTATGTATCTACTCGTAATTCTAGTATTAACAGCCGAGTTAATAACAGGTGTAGGAATTTCATATTCTAAACCGGCTCGAGAACACCATAACCCGGTATTATTCATTTCTGCGACATCGGAAATTTTATCCATCTCGTATTGCTCGAGTACTTTCAAAGCTGATCGGACAATATACCCATCCATATCTGTACCGATAGCCCTTTCTAGACTAGCTTTCATACGCGTATCATCATGACCGCAATAGGAATATAAATCTGCTACAGCTTGTAACATTCCATATTCCACCCCGTTATGAACCATCTTTGTAAAATGCCCAACACCGAAATCTTCTCCCATGTACGTGTGCCTATTAGATATCTTTGTGAGAATGGGTTTAGTCATCTCGTATGCATGCTTAGTTCCACCTATCATGAAAGCTGGACCTTCACGAGCACCGACAGTACCACCGGAAAGTCCGGTCCCTAAATAATTTACCATTCGAACCTTGCACTTAGATCCACGGGTTCTAGAGACCCTGTAAAATTCGTTTGAACAGTCTATGATTGTATCATTAGGTCTCAAATGTTTGAGTAGAATTTTAACAGTATCATCCGTTACATCCCCGTGAGGAAGAGCTGTAAAGATAACCCGTGGCCATTTCATAGCATCTACCATTTCGCCGATGGACTCGTGTCCAAACACGTTCTCAGATTGTTCTTCCAATGCGATAACCTTAGAGTGTGTCTTGTTATACACATGCAATTTCTGCTTCTCTTGAATGTTTAGCGCGAGATTTTTCCCGATAGAACCCAACCCGATTACACCCAAAGAACTCGTCATTATGTTATAGTATATATCGATTTATTTAAGTTGCTTAAAACTTAATTCTATGTATAACATAGATGCGTCCTGTTGTGAGTTTATCTGTACCACGTTTATTTCGCGCACCCAACATTAAGGTAGACAAGTCACCCCAGTCAGAGTATAAACCGAAATCGTATAGTCAATTTATCAAGAGTCTAGAAAAGAAAGAGCTTCCTCAGGTGTTGATTAAACCCTCTAAGAATATCGCTATTTTCACGGAAAAGGATGGAAATTATGGAGATGCCGCGATCGTTCAATCTGATAAGCTCTGGGAGATACTTATCGACAGTGAAGCTAATATCAATATAGATACCACCCAACCACAAAATCTCGCCGAAAATGTAATTATAGCATTTTTCGTCTTATACGCCTTTACCATGTTCCGTGCCATTTTTGGAAGTAAAGACGGTGGTGGAATGGGAATGCCTAACCCGTTTCTTAAATCGGCTGAGTTTGATATGGAACAGGCTATAGAAACCCGATTCACCGATGTTGAAGGTATAGATTCTGCTAAATACGAACTCGAAGAGATCGTTGATTTTCTTAAGAATCCCGAGCGTTATTTGGGTAGTGGAGCCAAAATCCCCCGAGGTGCTCTTCTTTCGGGATCACCTGGAACTGGTAAGACTCTACTCGCTCGAGCGATCGCGGGCGAATCCAGTGTCCCTTTCATTCAGTGTTCAGCGGCGAGTTTTGTTGAAATGTTTGTAGGTGTAGGCGCTAAGCGTGTGCGTGAACTCTTTGAACAAGCGCGAATGAATCAACCGTGTATAGTTTTTATAGATGAGATCGACGCTGTGGGTAAAAAGCGTGCATCTGGGCCCATGCCGGGTAATGATGAACGTGAACAGACTATCAACCAACTTCTTACAGAAATGGATGGATTTGATGAAAACACGGGAATTGTAGTCATAGCAGCTACTAACAGAAGTGATATTCTAGACGAAGCTCTTCTTCGCCCAGGTAGATTCGATCGCAAGATTCAGGTCAGCTTACCAAGTGTTAGGGGTCGTAAGAAGATTCTTAAAGTACATGCTCGAGGTAAGAAACTCGATAAAAGTGTAAGTCTTGGATCCCTCGCGAAACAGACGACAGGTTTTTCAGGTGCCGAACTCGCGAACTTATTGAACGAATGTGCTATTCGGGGGGTTCGAGATGGAGATGGTACTATCACGGAAGCTATAGTGGACGATGTATACCAGAGACTGATAGTAGGTGCAAAGGGTGATACGACTTTTACGGGTCATAAAAAAGAGGTCATCGCTTTTCACGAAGCGGGGCACGCTATCACGGGTGCAGTCATTCCGGGGTATGATCGTGTGCGTAAAGTGTCTATCATTCCTAGGGGTGCAGCCGGTGGTGTGACTTTCTTTCAGCCTTCGGAAGAGAATGCAGAATCGGCTCTTTACACAAAACAGTATCTTAAGAATCAGATGGTCGTAGCTCTAGGTGGACGCGCAGCCGAAGAACTTATATACGGGGCTGATAATATCACCACGGGTGCTTCTTCAGATTATGCCCAAGTGTATAACATCGCTCGAGAAATGGTTACCACGTATGGTCTAGGTATTAACAATTTCGATTATAGGAACCTGTCACCTGCAGCTGCGTTGATGGTCGATAAGGAAATCAGTGATCTTGTATCGGAATGTTATAAACGTTCAAAGGAACTTCTGTCTATTAATATGCTTGAACTTAAACAATTAAAAGAAAAACTGATCGAAGATGAACTCGTAGACGGGTCTTGGGTGTATGAACTGTTTGGGGGTACTATTTCATGTAACAGTGTAGACGCATGGGACGACGAGAATGCTTCTTGTACGTTCGACTGATCCGACCGGTCGGACACCTCGTGAAATTCAGAACAAAAAAAAGCGTTACAAAAAGTCGGGGGAGTCAAAAATGTATTGAACCTTCATTTTTAAAAAGTGTGTATGAACAACTTTTAAAAGTGAATTAATGATATTTATGAAAATACTTCGTATGAGTATTTAGTTAGAGAAGGCGAGACCGCCCATACCACTCTGGATACGGAGGACGTTGTAGTTCACGGCGAACATGTTAAGGTTCGTCGCGGTAGCGGCAGCCTTGGTCTTGATAGCGACCTGAGCGTTATCAATCCTCGAAAAATTGCAAGTACCGGTCGGTTGATGCTCCTCGGGTTTTAACGCGAATGAATATGCGTACACACCGGGCACGGGGGAACCGGAGTGGTGCTGGAAGGGCTGCACGGAGTTGAAGTACTTGCCATCCTGCTCCTTGAAACGGTCCTGGCCGTTGAGAACAAGCTTGAAGGTCTCGATGGGACCGTGAGTCTCCTCAGTCCAGACATCGGAACCATCCGCAGCGTGGTCACCGAGCCTGAGGAGAGGGGCACCACAGGTGGAGGGGGCGACGAGAGCGGTAGAACCGGTCTGAAGACCGGCGGCACCGGCGGAAGACACAACAGTGTCGACCGCGGAGGTGAAGTTCCAAAGGTTGGAACGAGACACGGTGCCGTGATCGGCGCAGAAAACGAGTTCCTTGACCGGGTGATTGTAAGAGAGGCGAATCTGCTTCGTGGAACCAGCGGCGGCCATAGCGTCGGAGCCAGTGTGCTGAACCTGCTCAATGAGGTACTCATGGCCCTTCTGCGCAAATCGCCTACGCTCCTCAGTGTCGAGGTAAATGTAATTAGCCCAGACCTTGAAGGTGCTATCATCGGTATACAGTGAGAACTCGGAAGATAAATCGAAATCCATACGAACCTCATGGTACTGCAGGGCAATTAGTGGGAGGGCGAGTCCGGGATTGCGGTTAAAGAAGAAAATAAGAGGAAGGTACATCTTACCACCATCGGCACCGGGGGTGGTCATCTTACCCCACGTGAGCTTCTTGGACTCGTCCAGGTAAAGCTCGGAGTAAAGCCTCCACCAGCGCTGGTAGTGCTTGTCAATTCGCTGTCCGCCCACGGACAGCTCGACGTCCTTGATCGCACGCTCAGCGGCCCAGTTATCGTCGTTGTCGGTACCGGCAGCGACGGAAGAAGTGGGCAGGATGGTGGCCTTAGCCTTAAGCTCGACATACATGTCGGAGACGAGGTCACCGTTGCGAGCAATGGTGACGGAAACGCGGCCGGAGTTGGAAGCGGTACCGTTAACGGTCTGCTCGATGTTCTCCATAGCGAAGTTAGTGTGGCGCTTGTAAACCGCCTGGAAAAATGTAACCTTGGGGTTACCTGTCAGATAGACGTCCTGTGCGCCGTATGCCACGAGTTGCATTAAACCACCCGCCATTTTGTATGTTGTTGTACTATACACAGAGAAAATAATTTCAGGTAAAGTGCGAAATTTCGCACGTGATTTTTCCTCAACCTACCGTAAATGTCTACACAGCCTGAGACTATCGAACCCGAAACCGAAACCGAATCCGAATCCGAATCTGAAATTTTACCCGACCAGGAGGTCGACCTCACCGAGTACGATCCTGAGGATTTTCCTGATGATGATGATTTTTCGCCCATGGAAAACTTACTTGGTCAAACTCTTACCACCCCCGAGGGTGACACCGTGTGCACTGCTCTAGTATACATTGGACAGCAGATGGAAATTCACAATAAAATTTTTATCAAACTTCTCAGTATTCTTCAGAAGAAAAATGAGGCTTAGAAAAATGAATCCTAATATTAGAAATGCAGGGGTCCGGTCAGACAATGCACGTCATCGACGACACACACAATCTTCATGATCATAATAGCACTTTCTGGACTGAGAATATTATGAAAATGGACATAGATCAACTCATGAAGGTAATCATCCAACCCTCCGAGAAAAAGCTGAGAATTAACGACAAGCTCAGTGCATCAGAGTCTCTTAACATAGGGTTTGACCTGTTTTTCGATCCTTCCCAACCAAGGGAAAAGGGTCTGCCCATACAAATTGATATCGGTGAAGTTGAACGCACACGTACATTCATGATAGATCGTTTATGCGAAGCGTATCACCGCTCCTGTGCCCTGGAAAAGGATAATGAATGCGACTTCGACGACGACGAAATCAAAGAAGTTACACTGGCTATTCGTATTAACAGGATGATCGATCGCATTCAAGATGCATGGAGGGTAACATTCAGTGTGTATCGTATACACGATTTCTCGAATAACCCCAACGCCGTACCCGTGGATCCAGAATCTGATCCATCTATTTTCAGGGCGTCTACGATTAAGGATGTTCAGGATTTGAAACCTTTTCAACAGGCTATGTTACAGTTATTAAAGGATTTATATAATAGTCAGATCAAGAGATACAAAGAGCAGTGTTGTAGGGAGATTAAAACAAAAGATGGGGCGAGTACCCGAGCCTGGGAAGTATTTGAAAGTATTCAAGATTATGTATATTCAGTCGGTAAAAAGGAACAATGGTATGAACTATGGAAAAATATGACTATGAGTCCTTCTACCCATAGCGATCTCATTCGCCATCTTTCTAAGACGAGGGATATGCAATTTCCTGAAATTAAGAAGCATCGTCAGGTGTGGTCTTTCACTAATGGTATCTTCATCGGCAAGGAGCTTGTACCCGACAAGTCTACAGAAGAAGACAAACACTATCGGGCTGTTTTCTACCCGTATACGTCAAAGGAGTTTAAGACACTCGATCGGACTATCGTCAGTTGTAAATACTTCAATCAAGAATTTAGCAATTATAACGATACCGATTGGAGGAATATTCCTACACCTAATTTCGATAAGATCCTAAAGTATCAAAAGCTCGATAAGGATGTGATCGAATGGATCTATGTTCTATGTGGACGTTTGTGTTTTGACGTAAATGAGATCGATAAATGGCAATGCATCCCTTTCCTAAAGGGGGTGGCCCAGTCTGGTAAATCCACTATTATTACGAAAGTCTGTCGCAAATTTTATACATCGGATGATGTACGAACACTTTCGAATAACGTGGAAAGAAAGTTTGGTCTGTCTTCTATTTACGATTCCTACATGTTTATTGCACCAGAAATTAAGGGTGATTTAGCACTTGAACAGGCAGAGTTTCAGTCTGTGGTGTCTGGTGAAGATGTTTCGATTGCAGTGAAACACGAAAAGGCTAAAACTTTCGTGTGGAAGTCTCCGGGTATTCTGGGTGGTAACGAGATTCCCGGATGGAGAGACAACTCCGGTAGCGTTTTGCGTCGTTTGATCACGGTTGACTTTAGGAAGAAAGTTAGGGAAGCGGATCCAACCCTGGAAGATAGACTCGAAGAGGAACTTCCAAACATTCTGCAAAAGTGTGTGAGGGCGTATCTCGAGAAGGCACAGGCACATAAGAACGATGCAATTTGGAACATTCTTCCACCGTATTTCGAAAAGGTCAAGACACAGGTTGCGGCGGCTGTCAGTCCTCTATTGAGTTTCATGGAATCTCCTCACGTCGAGTATGGCGAAGATAAGAAGTGTCCCCTATCTTTCTTCAAGGATGAGTTTGCTGCGTTCTGTATGAAAGAGGGCAAGTCGCGAACGATCAATTCTGATATATGGGCAGGTCCATTTGGTGAGCGTGGTATCGGTGTCGAAAAGCTAAAGGAAGATGAGATTACGTTGTATACGAGATGCGGTATCACTCAACACCAGCCTAAGACGGGTACAGAGCACAGAAACTCTATGTGGATTATTGGTCTCGATGTTGTGAACGTAACTCCCCAAGAAGTGGCACCTCAACAAGAGGTACACGTCGAGACATCAATTTCGACACAGACGATGGTTGATACAGATGGACAGGAGTTAGATGATTAAAATATTTACTTAATATATGGGTTTATTCAACGAATTTGAAAAAAATAATGTTTCACCAACTACATCCCAAAATTTGATACGACAGGCCCCGTATCTCACGAACCGCGAAAAAAATAGTCTAAGGGTCAACGCTACTAGACTCAAACAAAACAATATACAAACGAGAATAAATAGAATGGTTGGTAATAAACTGAAGGCCGCCAACCTTTCAAAAATGAAAATGTCACCTCTTCAAATGAGTGTGTTTAACGGTATGGTCAACTTAGATGCTAAGAAGGGTAACTATAACGTAAACGTTTCAGAAATTCTGTATAAGAAACCAATTAAAAGACGCCCCATCACCCCCGGGTCTAATTTCGAAATAGAGATAAGCGCGATTAAACTGTTATACGGGCGTATGCAAATAGGAGCTAAGCATACGTCTACAGTCGTACCGAATAAAAATGCGAAAAACAGACATCGATACTTCGTCGCCCAAATAGACGGTTTCGTGTATGAAGGAGGTAAGAAGCAAAAAATACTGATTAAAATTTACACGAACGGTAAGATGCAAATCGCGGGTGGTATCATGAATAACAACTCGAGGCAGCCAGAGATGATTCGTAAATTCATAGTGGATAACTATGCACCCAAGTATAAGTTTTTATACAACCCTATTCGCTACTCTACACTTGTAGGTACGTTTCAAACACAGGGTGTTATTAACTTAACCATGGTTGCACAGGCTTTCGCCAAGTCTCGCAATATAGGTTACGAACCCGAGCTTCGCCCCGCTTTAAAGATGACGTATTATGGAAATAATTTTCAGCTTTTTAGATCCGGTAAAATACAGATTATGGGTGCTAAGACCGTTAAAGCCTTACACGATGCATACAATCCCATAGGATACGACTTAGTGAAGACTATGTGGGTTATGGGTATGATGAAGGAACCTACGAACACGGATATGAAGAAGGTAGCTGTTAAGAAAACCACTCACCCGAAGAATGTAACCACCACAATGAACGATAAGAATACCAATATCAAATACTTCAATAAATCGAATTCGAAGAATGGTAAAAATGGTATACGGGTGGGTCCACGTAAATGTCTGACTGTCGCCCGACCAAAGCTGGTCGCAGTCGCGGAAAAGATGGGTATTGTTGACATCACGAGTAAGACGACAAAACCCGCCATTTGCGAGAAGATCAAGAATCGTGCGTTTGGAACGTTCAAGGTTGGTAATAAACCGTGCCGTGCACACAAGAAGGAGGAACTCATACAAATAGCCATTGCTCGAGGTGTCAGTGTGGTTGACGGTGATACCGTGGATACGTTATGTAAAAAGCTACAAATTCCTAGGGCCGTAGCTCCTAAGAGAAAGGGTAGAAAACCTAAGGAGATAGAACCCGCTAAAAGAACGGCCAATATCGCAAAGAAGATGGATAAGCGTCGTCTAACGAATAAAGCTATCAGGGATGATATCAAGGAATTATATGGTAAGCGATGGATAAAGAAGTATAAAAATGTTATGCCTTCTTTAAATTCGGATGTCGCGGATATGAAAAAGGTGATCAATGCCCTCAATCTCAAAAAGAATAAGAAAAATGGATTACATTTTAAGACCAATGTTAATAAGGTTAAACGTGATACGGTGCGTACATGGAAGTTTCAGCGTACGAAACAGTTGAATAATAAGTTAAACAATCTTAACAATAACCTCGCCAAGGAACTTGAAAACGTGATGAACGTGGCCACACCACCTCCGAAGAAAAAGAATTCTCCGCGCTTCCCCAAAGGCACGGTGGTAGAACAATTATAAAGAATAGTCGCTATATAGATACATGAATGATAGTAGACAACTCTTCGTTGATCACGTCAACACGGTATATAGACATAGTGAGTTTCGCGTAGACGAAGAACATCCTCGTTGGGATAAACGTATACGCGAAACACTCCTCGACAGTGTTTTTTATACTATTTGCGCGTATATACGCAAAGAACGTGACTCCGACAATGAATGGGGAATGGGTAAACTCGAGCGAGAGTTTTTGTGTTCATGGGAATTTGTGGATGCGGCTGATGAACACAGTTGGATAGATGAAAATAGAGAAAGATTGGATGACACGTGGCTAGTTGTCTATATGTTTGACAATATTACTCGAATGACTCCTGGACCGCATCGGCGCGCGTTATTGTATATGCTTAACATCTTATATTTTGAATTATAACTTTATGTGGTTCGGCTATTTGTTTTAAGAGTGCTACGTGGTACTCAAAATCATACGGTTTAAATTTTTCTTTAATTTCATCGGATAAAGCATACCCCTGATTTCTCCGCGAAACCCCTGTACACACAGTCATCCGAACCAGTCGCATAAATTGATCTTCTAACATGATAAACTCCTTCAATTGGTCGGGGTGCACACCGTCGTATTTCATTTTTTCGTATGTACGCTTCGACGCGCCTGCGGAAACATGAAAAAACCCGGTTTTATATCCGAGCACACCAACCTCCTCCCCCTGATTTTGACTCGCATTGTGTAATATGATGAATAGTACAACAAGAAATAGGAATGTTATCATCTGTTAGTACTCAACATATTAAATACGTCATTAATCTTGTGAATAACTTTAAATAGGTCATCTTTCGTTTTACACGAAGTGGCGTCAATAGCTTCGAACTCCATTTGATACGACATCGGATCTTCTGAGTCCATGTCGTGACTATCACCGGTTACGATCGTCATATCAATCGACACATTCTTACGAATGAAAGATACACGTTTTTTAGTTTTCTTTTTATCCATATCGCGCTCAGTATCTTCGGGAAGCGGGATCTCTTTTGAGACACTGAAACGAATATCAAAGGGTACATTTCCTAGGTGCTTTAAATCGTGATTCTTGAGTCGATCCTTTTGGACGATAACTTCATCACCCGTGGCCGAGTCAACGGAAATGCGTACACCATCACTACTGCGATAGAATACTTCTTCCTCGGATGCGATGATACGATCCCAACCAGTATATTTAGAAAGTCCATGCATAATGTAATCGTGCATAGGCTTACCAATATTCGTATCGAACATGGTACCGTTGAATTTTCCGAGGCGGAATTCTAACTCGATATATTCTTCATCTTTGTATTGGTTAACAAGAGGAAAAACAGTGTCGGTAAGGGAATGAATGTTCATCTTTACAGTATTATTTTGTGTGAAATCTTTAAATTACTTAGGTGTGATTAATCAAGCTCTTCAATTTCTGGTCCTGTAGCTGCTTTGGGTTCGGGTTCGGATTTTTGCTTGGAAAAAATGGGGTCAACGAATTCTCTAAACTCTGTCTGCATGTGCTCAATTTCGTCGAGTTCTGCGGATCTATTGTTATCTATCCATGAAATAGTTTCAGTTACCTTATCTTCTATGAGTTTTTTGTCCTCCTCGCTTAATTGTTCGGTCGAACCTTTTACACCGAATACGTTCGCTTCGAATGCATTAATAGCTTCCACTTTCTTACGATACGTATCATCTTCCTCCTTGTATTTTTCAGCGTCGTTTACCATACGCTCGATATCATCCTTCGAGAGACGCCCCTTATCGTTCGTGATAACAATCTTTTCAGACTTTCCAGACGCTTTATCTTCGGCACTCACATTAAGAATACCGTTCGCATCAATGTCAAACGTCACGGCAATTTGTGGGATTCCTCGGGGTGCGGGAGTAATACCATTCAAATCAAACTTTCCTAACAGGTGGTTATCAACCGCGCGCGCTCGTTCACCTTCGTATACCTGAACATGGACCGACGGTTGGTTATCGGAATAGGTAGAGAACACCTGTTCCTTCTTGGTAGGAATCGTGGTGTTTCTGTCTACGAGGTTAGTCATCACTCCTCCGGCAGTTTCGATACCCATGGAAACAGGGGTTACATCGAGAAGTAATAAGTCCTGTACGGCACTATTGTCTACACCCGAAAGAATGGCTGCCTGTACAGCCGCTCCGTATGCGACAGCTTCGTCGGGGTTAATAGACTTATTGAGTTCCTTACCATTAAAATATTCAGACAACATTTGTTGAATCTTGGGAATGCGTGTGGACCCACCGACGAGAACGATCTCTTGAACCATGGACTTATCCATCTTCGCATCCTTGATGACTCTCTCCACGGGTTCCATACACTTTCTGAATAAGTCTGCGTTTAGTTCCTCAAAACGTGCGCGTGTAATAGACGTGTAAAAATCGACACCCTCATACAGTGAATCTATCTCGACCGCAGATTGAGTAGTAGAAGAAAGCGTTCTCTTCGCGCGCTCACATGCAGTTCTCAAACGACGCAGGGCTCTGGGATTATCAGAAATATCCTTCTTATGCTTGCGCTTGAATTCTTGAGACAAATGCTGGAGAAGACGTGCATCAAAGTCTTCACCTCCTAGATGGGTATCACCCGCAGTGGCCTTTACTTCAAAGATACCCCCCTCGATATTAAGAAGGGAAACGTCGAAAGTGCCTCCACCCAGATCAAAAATCAATACATTCTTATCTTCGTCCTTGTGTTTATCGAGACCATACGCGATAGCTGCGGCAGTTGGTTCGTTAATTATACGAAGACAATTCAACCCCGCAATAGCTGCGGCGTCTTTTGTAGCCTGACGTTGAGAATCATTGAAATATGCCGGTACAGTGACGACTGCATCCTTGATATCGGTACCGATATACATCTCAGCGATCTCTTTCATTTTGGTAAGCACCATAGACGAAATCTCTTCCGGTTCAAATCGTTTCGTTTCTCCTTTAAAATCAACCTCGATGGAAGGCTTATCAGCCACACCCGGGACTACCTTGAAAGACCAACCCCTGATATCTTCTTGAACTTTTGAGTCCGAGAATTTACGTCCAATAAGACGCTTCGCATCAAAAACGGTATTCTTTGGGTTCATAGCCGTTTGATTTTTTGCAGCATCCCCTATGAGGCGTTCAGAATCAGTGAACGCCACGTACGAGGGGGTCGTTCTATTTCCCTGGTCATTTGCGATAATTTCAACTCTATCATTTTGCCAAACACCGACGCACGAATAAGTAGTTCCAAGATCAATACCAATAGCTTTAGACATTTTTGTAATATGAATACGTGTCAAATCTCTAATTAAAGTTTTCTTTCGAAATAAAAATATGAGAGGTCTCATAAATGAGGGAACTTCGTGTTATTTTAATACCGCTATACAATGCTTATTTAACCTTCCACCGGTCTCGAACCACTTCTTAAGAAATTCCTACAAGGGCGAAGGAACGTGTATGTTCACGACTCTTTTTCAAGTCAACGTTCAGAAATATTGGTCAAATGATAAAACTCCACTGAATTTAGATTTACTTTTATTCGCGTTTCAAAGGAAATTTCCTCGGTTTAAAACCGACGAACAACACGACGTTCAAGAAGCTATATTATGTATAATAGACATACTCGAACAGCATCAGCCTATCGTAAAAGAATGGTTCTATGGTAAAAAGGTACAAGAAACGATTTGGCCTACGGGAAAATCGTTGAATGAAGAGGACTTTAGCATTCATTTAATGACTTCTAGAGGATCGGATATAGGAAAGATGCTTCAAGAGAGTACCAATTGGAACGTTTTGGAAGATTTTATCGACAGTGAAGGTATTAAACATAACGCAGCTTCAACGCGGATGATGTTTTCAAAGCTACCACCAGTATTCATGTTATCATTCGACGTAAAAAATCATATTAAAATTATACACGAACTAATTCTCGACAATCACACCTATAAATTGACTGCATGTGCGATGCACGTGGGTCATCAACACGACGGACATTATGTAAGCTTTGTGAGGCAGCGAAATCGATGGTTTTTTCTTAACGACGAATTCGTCCAAGAACAGCAGCCACCCGATATGGGAAGTTATTACTTTATGGTTTACAGTCTAGAAAATCGGCCATAGAGATATCTTCTCGAATGTTCACGAGAGTCCTGTAAAACGTCCGCCGACTGTTGGGAAACGTTTTATCATGGCGCGGCATGATCGGTTTCCACCACATAGGAGAATCCTGAAACATATATTGACACTCGATGATGGCATCCTCTTTCATAAACTCCCGAGCTTTAGAAGGAACCCAATCATCACGAATCTCAGACTCAAACATCAACTTACCCCTTTCTTGTACGTATAATCTCCATATATCACCCTTTCTCTTTATTTGGAAGTCGATCGTGTTCTTATCCCGGGGCTTCCACTTAAACATGGTTTCGTGTGTACCAGTTTTTACCCTATCATTGATCGGTGTGAAAATAAGGCCATCTATTTCCTGTTGCACCGTGGGTAGGTATTTATCCATAAAGTCTTGATAATCAGACATTAAATGAAACGTCTTCAGTGCAATTTTTACCGGGTCGTATTTGAGAGTCATGAGCATCTTTTTAAATTTTTCTAGGTGATCGAGTCGAGTAAGAAAACCCTGGTCACCTATCATTTTCCCACAAATCATGAGCATATCATACATCATGAATGTATCCCCGTACATCTCACCTTCGACAATTGTGCCTTCATAGACAGGTTTTCGAAAGTTTAGTGGACAATCGAACATCTCCAAGGCGCGATTTACAAAAATCGTCTTTTTTTTATAGTCGAATGTAAATGCGAGCATCATGAAACGAACCCCATCCGTCTTCTCACATACAACGTATGGATTGGATCGTAAGATGTCGAAATGGCGATATTCGATGGAGATTGGCTGACTACCTGGGAAGATACCTTTACCCTTCGTACCCCAGTAATGCTCCATGAAATCGAGCGTGTATTTGTAAAGGGGATCTTCACGCTTTACAGATAAACGTTGCATTATACGTATGTTTTTGGTTTAATCTTTAATTAGCTTTAACACCGGCTGAGTTGACGATGTTTCCGATACACTCGTGGGGGTATGTAAAAGTGAGACGGGCACCGGTGAACGCGACAACTTTGACTCCGTTTTCCTTAAAATTTTCAAACATCGTCGCCGACTTAGGACTAATTTTTAACTTTCCAGTTCGACGACATTTGATATTTTTGAGAGTGGGTTTACATATCATAAACCAAGCTCGCGCGGAGCTTGTCTTTACTGTGTACACATTCTCGGAAATGGGATTTCCGATTTCTGTATCGAAATTAAGAGCCATTTGATGCGTGGGTTCTTTTGACCCACTTGATATCTTATCCTTGAACATATCCCAATCGACACCTTCAACCACGCCCGGAAACACCATAACGTGGTAATCGTCCCGCTTACTGACAACGTGTGAAATAGACTCATCGTCTACTTGAATACCAAAGTCGATAAAAAGGATACGATCGGTATCCTTGACGTATTTCTGAATAGCGTCAGCTTTTGCATACGGATCATCGTTAACGAATACGATCTGATTTTGTATGTTATTTTGTATACACTGAATATTCATACGAAGAATCGTATGAAGCGTCTTCACATGACACGAACCACTTCGCGTGACGATGACAGTAGTAACCTTCATTGGGTATATTGAGATCTTAAGCCTTAAGCCTATCATTTAAGCACCCAGAAAATGGTAAATTGCCCACGTGTCCTAATGTGGTATTGCAATCCGCGTATATTTTACCTCCCATCTGCTGCCATCTTCTACAAAAGGCGTAATCTTCGGATAAATATCGCTTACTATCGGGGTCGATCATGCAATCAAAAATCGCACAGTATTCATCAAAATCTCGATTTTGGTGATCGTTCTTGCAGTTCAGTTCCGGGTAATGTTCGTGCATCTTGGTCAGGGCTTCCCGGGAAATCATCATGAAACCCGTAGGTCCATCCAAGACTTCGACGAAACCGTTAACGACCGATCGCTTCGTAGCCCCTATATTTGCCACAAGACTTGACGATATAAGTGCCATGTTGCGTTCGTCACCGTTCTCTGCAGCTTCTCGAGCCTGGTCCCACATGACGACCTTCTTCGGGTATACGGCAACAGATACTTCGTGACCAGAATTAAGTAAACGAAGCACTGATTGTGCATCAAATTCAACGTCTGCATCGATAAACATAAAAAAGTCGGCATCTGTTTTCTGCATAAATCTACCGATAGACACATTCCTTGCCCGATGCACGAGGCTTTCGTTTTCGGTCGTGTCAAGCATTAATTGTACACCTTCGCGCATCAAGAGCATCTGAAGATTAACGATGCTCTTCATGTACTTTTCGAGGCATAAACCCCCATAACATGGAGTACTGAGAAAGAGTTTAACCATACTAGTTTCTATTACAAATTATTCCTCTAAGTGTCGTTTTGTGATGGTAACGATTTTATTAAGTGTAGGAACAGACACTGAACATTTTTGACATATCTCATTTTTAGTGACTCTCGTGTTAAGAACCATATAAATAACAGATGTAGCCACACTATTCGGCGATTTACTCATCAGTTCAACACAGCTCTCCAATTTATAACACATCTTGTTACACGCTAAACGCTCTTCACGCGTGACATCGAATGCGTTTAGAAGTCTGGACATGACATCGAATGGTTTGGTCACGTAATTTTTCTCCGTCTTTTCGTTGTCGATAGTCTGGGTAAAAATACTCGTCGTCCGGCTAATATCCTTGCATTGGATACCAAACATATCCGCTACATCCTTCGTAGTGCGAGGTACATTAGCAATCCTACACGCGTATAAAACGCAGTTTGCCTTGATACCAGATCGTACAGCTCCTCGAGTAAGTTTACCTTCGTTGAATTTTTTGTATAATGTCTTGGCGTCTCGTAAGATACTCTCTGGTAAATCTACACACGCTTCATCTATGTTACGATATGCATGGTAGAGAGATCTATCTCTGTGATTCATTGAGTTGTGAAATGTGATTTTAGCCATGCGCTTCTGTTGGTATGTCGAATTGTACTTTGTAGCAATAACGGTACTTTTACCCCACGAGTCGGAAAACAGTTCATGATTAGACGCGGGTACTGCACATCTCGAAGGATCGGATACGCGTCCGTCGTCTGTAACACCACTCGTCCATTCCGCGGAATCGTCGACGTAAATTGAGTCGACTCTTCCACATTCCGTACACACCATTCCTTCCCTTGTAAGCGTTTTGTATATAGAACATTCTTTACATAATCGACTATCTATTGGCTTGATTGTTGGTTTTTGTTGTAAGCGGTCGCACTGGGACCAAATAGCAGCCAAAGTTTCTGAATCCATTATGAAAATATAAGTTGTTTTTTTATTTTAAATCGAACGCACTTAGGTCAAAAATTCACTTCGTCCATTTGAAGACGGGCTTTTTCTTCTATAGCATCCACCGTTTGTTTAAACCTGGTAGATCCCGGGCTTCGAGGCTGCCATTCGTTCCACTGCCTATCAATAGTCGCGTGATCTGGGGGAAGTTCTATATATTCTATCTCGCTATCAGAAACTATAAACGTATCCGTACTACTCATATCTTCGTCAGATTCGTTACATAATACACTCTCTACTTCGCTATCTTGTTCTGTGGTTATTACATACATTCTATCTACATCGTTTATACAAGTAAACACGTTATCTCCACCCGTGTAGTGTTCTAAAATACTATCTCCCCTGATCAAATTCGTTTCTTCGTCGAGAGTGTACACGGGAGCGCCTTTATATGAGAAAGAAGACTCCGAATAATATAGTATTATTAGGTAATCATCGCGGTTCTCTTCTACTATCGCATACTGTTCATCTTCTACGTCGTCAATATTCACTAAAATTTTGAGTAAATCTCCAGGCTGAATTTCTGAAAATTCAATTTCGGAAAACTGTATCATCGTTTAAAGATTTCGGACAAAAATATTGTAGGCTAATAACACACGATATGGGGGTTGAGATTTTTTCAAAGACGGATTGTAAATACTGTACTTACGCGGAAAACATGTGCAAGGACTTAAACCTAGACTACTCAAAACTACTCGTTGAGAAAGATGAGCTCAAAACACTCTGCGGCCCTCGCGCTGTCACTTACCCTCAGATTAAGATTAATGGCGAGCACATCGGAGATTACTTCGCTTTTCAGGAGTATCTCGAAGAAGCTGAACCTATGCTCTTACCTACTATGAACAGGTTCACCGTGTTTCCTATAGAACATGATAACCTATGGGCCCTATATAAAAAGGCCCAAATGTCCAACTGGACAGCTGAGGAAGTTGACGTGAGTGCCGACATGGAAGATTGGAAGTCCCTCACCGATAACGAGAAGCATTTTGTCAAATATATCCTTGCATTTTTCGCCGGTTCAGATGGTATCGTCTTTGAAAATATCAACAACAATTTTGCAGATGAGGTTCAACTCACCGAAGCGCGGTCATTTTACGCGTATCAGGTACACAACGAAATGGTTCACGGAGAAACCTATAGTAAACTCATCGATAAGTATATTCGGGATAGCGCGGAAAAAAAGAAACTATTCGAGGCTATCACCACTATTGATCCTATAAAACGAAAAGCAGAATGGGCTATGAAATGGTTTGATAAATCGCGTCCTTTTGCCGAGCGCTTATTGGCGTTCGCGTGTGTTGAAGGTATATTCTTTTCAGGTAGCTTTTGTGCTATCTTTTGGCTTAAAAAGCGTGGGCTCATGCCTGGCCTGTGCTTTAGCAATGAGCTTATCAGTCGTGACGAGGGCCTTCATCTCGACTTTGCCATTGAATTATTCAAAATGCTACAAAATAAACCAACACAAGATACTATCCACGAGATCGTGTGTGAAGCGGTTGAAATCGAGAAGGGCTTCATCATTGAAGCTCTCCCATGCAGTTTAATCGGTATGAATTCCGAAAAGATGTCTGATTACATTGAATACGTGTCGGATAGACTTTTAAAACAAGCGGGGTTCAATAAAATCTGGAATACACAAAATCCCTTTGATTTTATGGAAAATATTTCCCTAGATGGTAAGACGAATTTTTTTGAAAAACGGGTTGGGGACTATGGAAAAATCGATGAAACGACCGATTTAGCTTTCGACGAAGAATTCTAATTAACAATGGGTCGACTGCCATCCGCGCACGAGACGTTTAATTTACCGGTTCCAAAGTTAACGGAAGCGGGTGTATCCGCCTCTTCGTTGATATCCATAGGTGAGAAAATCATACCGGTATCGTATAAACCGATGGGAGACTCAGCCATGCCTGGTAAAGGAGATTCAACCTCTGCCATGCGTGGCGGTTGCATAGGCATCATAGACACTTCCTCCTCGTCTTCCTCCATCATAAGCTCTTCTTCGGGGTCGACCTCTTCTTCGAGCTCCTCCTCGGGGTCGACCTCTTCTTCGAGCTCCTCCTCGGGAACGGGTGTCTCATCCGGGGTCATCTTAACCTCGAAACCCTCGTACTTTATGTTCATCATACCCCAGGTCACAAACATGAACACCACAGTGTGCAAAAGTAAGCCGGAGGAAGAGGGGCATCCGGTAGGACCCGACACCCACTTTCCAAGAATACGGCGCATAAACCGATACATGCTGGGATTAGCGATGATAAAAAAGGTCAAAGCCGCCATAAAAGAAATGGCGAGCTTCTTCTCCTGCTTTTTACCATCACACCCACATCCACAATCTTTAAAGAGACCCATCGTAATATTAATATATTCTGAGAAAAAAAACAGGCTTAAAGTTTGGCCCCGTATATCAAATACAACCAACCAACAATGTCGACTATGATTCAGCGTTATGAGCAATTTGATCCTTCCACCGTCGTTCTTTCCAACATGAAGAAGAACAAGAACGGTGGGAAAACCGTATACATTAACGCACAAGACAACAAGAAGCTTTACCTTCAGCTTCCTTTCATGAGATCCCCTTTCGGCCTGAGTGCTTTCACTGACGAGGCTACTAACAAGACATCTTACTCACTCGATCTTTCCTTTGATACCGATAATGAAGAAGCTATTTCTCTTATGAACAAACTGACCCAACTCGACCAGACTATCATCGAGACTGTCGCCAAGAACTCTAAGGATTGGCTCGGCAAGGCGTACAACATCGACGTCATCCGAGAAGCACTTTACAAGCCACTCGTTCGTCCTGGTAAGGATGCTTATCCTTCGACTCTCAAGCTTAAGGTCATGACCAAGCCCACTGGCGAGTTTCTCGCTGAAGCTTACGACGTTCAGCAAAAGAGTATGACGGTCGATAGTATCGAGAAGAGTCAGCGATGCATGTGTATCGTGGATTTCAATCAGATTTGGTTTATCGATAACAAGTTCGGTGTGAGCGTCCGTCTTTCCCAGGTTCTTTGTGAGAAGTCGCAGAAGCTTCCTTCCTTCGCCTTCCAGGGTGTCGCGGGTGTGTCTGGCTCGGGTAGTGAGGATGATGCTTCTGTAGACGAGGAGGACTGTGAGATTGATGAGTAATTAAAGCTTTGAAAACACATAAAAATATGAAACTAGAGGATCAACTCGTCGATCGACTCAATATTGGTAAGAGCCGATACGGTCACGGTGTTCGAGTGGATTCGGATACGACGGAATGGGGTACTCCAACTAATTCGTGGGTAGAAATGGCACGTGAGGAGTTATTGGATGCAATCATTTATATCATAGCCGATTACATTCGCAATCACGAAGAACCACGTGTCATTTCTGAGCCGGACGATAACGAGCGAATCTTGGAATACGCTAATAACATAGAACATATAAAAAATCCTTTACATAAATTACAAATCTGGAATCTTACTAATTTACTACACTCTCCTCTCTTTGCATGTGATCGATGAACAATCCGATTTTGTAATAATCATCATCACATCCGTATACAGTTTCTATAAAAAACATCGTCATTGATGCCATTCTGTACGACAAGTTTGTATCAACATACTTGTGGTATATATCAGCGAGGTCAGGGGTATTGTCTTCACACCACTCGATAATATCGTGATCGGTCATGTCACGACGGAGTCCCTCCTTAATAAATTCAATAATTTCTTCGGTCATATCCATTTTTTTGATTTACTTTTTACGCTATTCACGTCAACTTAGGTTGAATCTTGAGACCGGGATGTTGCATCACTTTCCTATCGACTTCTTTCATCGCCTGGTTTATCTGACCCGTGTTTATCATTTTCATATATCTAATCTGGTTCTTTCCCGCCTTACCTTTTAAGCTGTTTATGACACGTTGTTTAGCCCGCTTTTTCTTTTGCTCTATAGCGAACCTTGCCTGATTTGCATACGCCTTTCGCGCTCCCGCTACATTTCGTACTGCATTTTTCTTGGCTTGTGTGATTTGCCCAGCCTTGAGTAGGCTATTACCCGCCATACGCGAGGGACGAATTATCTTTTTCTGTGTGATGTTCTTAAGAGAAGGTTTTGCACGTTTTAAAGTCATGTTCACACCGTTAATATTCTTGTTACCACCTTCACCTAAAGGTACCATGTTAAACCGAGGATTAACTCTCGTCTTCTTGGGCATCTTGTTATTGGTCGATATAGGATTATTATACGTCTTAAATTTTTGTCCAGCTTTCTTCATATTATTGGGTTGTTGTTTCAGAATC